AGACCGGCCCGGCGCCTTGGTTGTTTCTGCCGCTGCCGTCGCCGGCGCCGCGTCCTGGTCCGGCCGGTCTTTGGGCTTTAGACGTTCCCGGGCCTCCTTCAGGGCCGCCTCCTGCGCCTTTGGTCCGGCCTTGGCCGCTTTGTGCTGGGCCACATAGCACGCGCCGCAGAGCCCCTTGCCCACGATGGGCATGACCCTGCCGCAGTTCTTGCATGGCTGTTTGGCTCCCGACATTTGCACCTTCCTTTCTTTTGTCGTTGGGGCGGGGCCGGCTCCCGGCGGCGCCCCCTGTTTAACCTGCAGGCCCTGACTGCACGGGCAGCTTTCGTACCGCGCCGCCTCGGGCCCCCAAAACTCAATCGCCTCGCGCTGGTTTCTCAGGCACCGGGCGACGCTCATGGTCTCCCGGAGTTTTCCGCACTTGAAGGTTTCGTGTCTCTCCACGTCGCTCCCACTTCGGGCAGCCGCGCTCCAGGCAATCCCAGCCCCAGCAATCGACGCAAAAATGCCTGCAAAGCCGGCAATCCTTCACAACCTGATTTTCTTTCCGTCGCGGTAAAACCAGCAGGCCGTGCCCGCACAGGTGGCCTCCTTGGTCCCGTGATACTTCATGCGCCGGGCGATATAGGCCTGTTCTTCCGCGGTGAACGAGGCGTAGTCCCGCGGCGACAGGATCAGGTGCAGCAGCCAGACGTAAAGGACCAGGGCGGCCAGGATCACGAACGCGAGCAGCAGCCTGCGCTGGACGTCGTTCAAAACGATCTCGATTTTCACGGCCGGCCCCCTGTCAAAAAGATCCGGCACACGACGGGCCCGAACACGACGGCCGCCAGCAGGATCGTGGCCCAGCCCACCCAATAGACCACGCGGAAGCCCTGCTCCATGTGGGCCTCCCAGGGGCCGTTCAGCACATAGCGCATCAGCTTGTTTTTCATTGCATCCCCCACAGCGCCGCCGCAGCGGCCGCAAGACATAGAATGATGATGGTCCAGTAAGGCATGAACCCCCCTATGTATCGTATTCTTCCAGCGCGCCCATCGCGTCCTCGATGGATGCGATCACTTCCTCGACCCGGTCGATGTGCTCCTGGGCCTTCTCGCCCGGGCGTCCGTCCTGGAAGGCCTCGGGCATGTTGTCGTAATAATCCTGTTCCTCGTCGCGGATGCCGGTGATGGTCTCCAGCAGCCCCGCGAGCCCGGTCCGGACCTTACCCAACGCCCTGGCTCTGGCCTTGTTCATGGTTTCCCTCCACTTTACCGCCTGCCGACCCGCTGGATCTCGCTGCGATCGCTCCACTGCCGGCCTGTATTTAACCCTTATCCTCCACTTTAGGGGGTGGGCCGGGGTGCGTGCCCCGGCCCGGCATACCACACTGGCCGCACTCTTTTTTACCGGAGAGATTGAACCGGGGCGCTGTTAGATCAGCCGCGCCTGGCCGTCCTTGGGCTCCTGGACCAGGCGATAGGTCCAGAGGTTTCTCTTTTGGTTTGCGGGCTCGGCGATCAGGTCCAGGCCCTGGGTCTTCATGTCCGCGCGGACCTCGCTGATTTTGTCCCGGTAGTTGAAGATGCCGAGGTCGCGCACGATCTCGGCGTTGGTGACGGCGCCCTGGTGCAGCCTGTCCAGCAGCCGGTGCTTTTGCGTGCCCCACTCATAGGGATTCTTCATGGTCGTCCTCCCGGTTCTTCAGGATTGCGTAGCCGGCGATGTCCTCCCAGGGGTTCTCCCCGAAGGCGTCCCGGCGGGTGGCCAGCCGAAACATCTTGTCCAGGATGCGGATGATCGCCAGGGCGTCGTCCATCTGGTCGGGCCGGATGCCGTCCGGATACAGGATGCGCATGATCTTGCCGGAGCGGTGGAACGAATCGCCATAGGCCCGGTTCTTGCGGTCCACGAGCGCGCCGATCCTGCGGCCCAGGCCTTCGTAGTAGCCCGGGAGCCGGCGTTCGGGCTCTCCCGGCGGTGGCGGCCCGATCTGGCATTCCGCGGTGGGATAGCGTTTGTCGGTCATGGTTTTTTTCTCCGTCCTTCCTGATTGGGGGACAAAAAGGCCTTCCCGGTCGGCGGGTCGATCAGGACATGCGCGCCGGTCGCCGGCCTTCTCTTCGCCGGCGCCGCGGGCGGGGGCACGTTCATGAAGCACACGCCCGGCACTTCGTTGTTGACCCACTTGTCCAGGACGGAGACGTGGTAGAGCCGCAGCGAACCGTCCCCGCTGTGCGGCAGCCCGGCGGCGCGCAGCGTGAATTCCGTCCGGCTGATGCCGCAATACACGGCCGCCTGGCCGACGCGCAGCCAGGGCGATTCAATAACCGATCCGTCTTTCAGCTCCACGCGTCTCATGGTCAATCATTTTCCCCCGGAAAAATAATTTTTATATTTTGCCTTCATTCTGCAGCCGCTGGTATTCTCGTTCCCAAAAGAGCGGATCTTTGGCGATCTTGGTGCCCAGGTAGAGCCGGATTGCGCGATTGATGGTTTGGGAACGGGACAGGTCGTTTTCACTGCAATAGTGATCGAGGATGGGAAGGAGACACATGGGAACCGAAACGCTGACGTTTTCTGTGGGTTCTTTTGGCATGGGGGAGCCTCCGTTTTGGCCATAATTACCCGCCAACTTGTTGGTCAGTGCTGGTAAAAAAATATGATGGTGCAATCCCGAAGATGTTGGCTATTTTTATGATTGTGCTTGTTGTGGGCACAAGGTCGCCGGTCTCCCAGCGCGATACATGCTGCTTGGATGTATCGAGTTTTTCTGCGAATTGCTCCTGCGTCAATCCACGCGCCTCGCGCAGCGCCGGCAATCTATCTCTGTTAAACATCCACCCCATATATGGTATCCATCCTTTTGGACGCTGGCTAACATATTTATTTTTTCTTGTCAATATTTTTTTTAGATTATAATAAGATTTATATGGCAAACGATAAAATACGAAATCTATTGATGGATTCATCCGACGGTAGGGGCATCTCTCGCAGGGAGCTTGCTTTACGGATGAAATTACCGCCTCAGTCCATTAATAATTGGATTGATTCAAATATAAACCCCAACGATGCGTCGCTTAAAAAAATAGCAGCCTACTTTAATATAAAAGTTTCCGACCTTATGGATGACAAATGTCTCCCCGTAGCAGCCGGCTCACTTAAGACCCAGACGGAAAGCGGGTTTGACGGCCTTATGGGCAAAGCTGGCGCCGTCTTGTCGAGCGGCACCATATATGCCGAAGCGCTTGCATCCAACATCCATGCGTTTTACCAGGCCGTGAATGAACAGAAACGCTCTGTAAGACAACGCGTTGCAGCAGCGGCTGTGGGAGTAGTATGCGGCAAGGAACCCCCGCCGGACCCTGCCGCAGGGTAGAGTACGGCGGATGCCAGATCATCTTCCCGATCGGACTATACCGGCAATGGGAAGAACTGCATGAAAGGAGGATGTGCCCATGAAAAAAGCGTTGATTTTTGTTGTTGTTATCGTTCTGTTGGTTCCGGTGTTGTCTTTTGCCAACGACCGCGTTCGGGGTTATTGGAAAGACACAAATCGCGACGGCGTGAAAGATACTTACGTCCAGCCGTACGAACGCACCAGCCCGAACAACAGCAGGACGGACAATTACAGCTACCCGGGGAATTACAATCCAAATTCCGGCAGACATACCCCTCAAAGCAGCAGCCCGCGGGAACTATACCCGTACAATCCCAGCCCCTATGAAACGAAGCAACAACGAAGCTGGTAGGAATGGGAGGCCCAGGTTTATGAAACGCTACGCGTTGATGTTCCTGGTATTTTTCATCACCCTGGTTGTTTTTTCGTTTGTTCGGGAATTGACTGCCGTGGGTAGCCCGGTCCGGTTCATAGGTTCGGCCGCCGTGGTTGGTGCGGGCTTTTATGTGATGATGTATTTCTACCAAAAGAAAACATAATTCATGTCCGTCCACACAAAAAAAGACGGCCGGCATTTTGTCGTCTATTATGACGATCGCGGCAAGCAGGCGTGGGAATCCTTCGGCCGCGGCCCGGATGCCAAAAAAAGGGCCGAGATCCGGGACCTGCAGTTGCAGCTGGCGCGCCGGCAGACCGTACGCCCCGCGCGCGGCGGATCTCTGACGTTTGCCGAGCTGGCGCAGGCCTACATCACGGCCCGGCAGATCGAGCTCGCGGACCGGACGCGCTCGGAGATCCTGGGCATGCTGGCCCGGTACGCCCTGGGCCCGATCGGCGCCGTGCCGGTCGGCTGCATCACGATCCAGGACTGGGACCGCATCCAGGGCGACATGGTCGCCGCCGGTCTGGGCCCGAAGACCATCAACATCTATTTCAGCTACATCAACCGGCTTTTCACCTGGGCCGTCGCCCACGAATACCTACCCGACAATCCCTGGCGCCGGCGCACGCGCCTGAAGCAAACCAAATACCGCATCGAGCTCATGACGCCTGACGAGTTCCAGGGCATCCTGCGCTGCGCGCCCGAGCACCTGGCATGGTGCATGGAGGTAGCCTATCATACGGGCTGCAGGCCCGGTCCTGGCGAGCTGCTGGCCCTGAAATGGAGCGATCTGGACTGGCGCTGCCGGTCGATCAGGATTTACGCCCCAAAAACGCGCACGACGCGCTACCAGTATCTGTCTAATGATTTTATTAGACGCATGCGCGCCCGGTGCAAACAACAGGCCCGGGACTTTCCCGATTGCCCCTATATCTGCCACTACCGGGGCCGGCCGCTGCGGTCGCTCAAGCACTCCTGGGAGACGGCCAAAGCCGAGGCCGGGATCTCGCGCCGCATCCGGCTGTATGACCTGCGGCATTTCTACATCTCCCACGCCCTGGCCGGCGGCGCCGACATCATGGACCTGGCCGGCCGGGTCGGGCACGTCAACGCCGACATGATCGTGAATGTGTACGCCCACCTGGTCAAGCCGCTGCAGCAGCGCACCGCCCTGGCGATCCCGAAATACGATCACCGGCAGGCCTCGGCCGGCGCCCTGAACCAGAAGATCATCCAGCGCCGGTCCGTCGAAAAAAAGGCCCGGGAGACCGCGATTATGCAAGCCCCGGGCCAACGGATATTAGACAAAACGCCCCTTTTATTAGACAAAAAGGGTTAGCGAAAACTCGCTAACCCCTTGATTTCGTTGGTCGGGGCGAGAGGATTTGAACCTCCGACCCTCTGAACCCCATTTATTTCCGTCGTTTGGGGCTTTTTCTAACCACCTATTATTGTTGTTATATTTATTTTGCCCGTGGTCGGATATGCCCACATTTGCCCATATTTCAACGCACGATATTAGACAATATTAGACAAGGATCGCCGCGATCGCATCCTTATATTTATTTAATAGGCTCGGCCCGGGCCAGCAGGTTGGTTTTGTCCGCGCTTCCTTTCGAGCTGCCAAAGTAATAGGCCAAAACCTGTTCGCACTTGGCCGACAGATAGCCGACCAGGGTGCCGGCCAGGGCGCTGTCCACCTTTGCGTACCCGAGCAGGGTGCCCCCCACGAGGGCGATAAAGGCACCGACGATGACATAGGCCAGCCGCCGGTTGACGCTGTCCCGGACGGTCATTTCCCTCTTCCGGGCACTGTCGACGTCGTCAAGCAGGACCTGCAGCCGGTCCGTTTCGGCCCGGTATTGCGCAAGCTGAAATTCCTTGTCCGCCAGGGCCAGCTTCAGCGCCGCTTGGGGATCGGCGGCGATTGCCTGTTTGAGCGCGTCAGGATCTGGTTTGTCTCCCAGCCCAAACATCTTGCCCAGCACGGCGACCCCGGTGCCGAGAATGGCGCTCACTCCGCCCGTGGCCGGGGCCAGCGCCGCGCCCAAGGCCGGGGCGTAATGGACAATGGTGTCGCCCAAATCCTTCCATACATTATTTTCTGCCATGTTCATGCCTCCTCGAAATGCGGGTAGTCCGGGCAAGGCTCGCCTTTTTTGTTTTTGAACCGGGCCCCGGCCTTTATTCTCCCGCCGCCGATTTCCTCAGCCAATAACGCAAGCTGGATATAGTCTGGTTCGTTGTCATAATTGACATCCGCCTTAACGTCGCCCACATATTTTCCGGATGGATCGCGGATTCCAAAATCCACTGCGCGTGATTGATCGTTATGCGGATCGGTATCATCGAGTCGAATAATATGCTTCGATGCCATTGTCCAAGTGACGACGCGCTCATTTTGTTCTTCCTTGATCGGCCCGAGGCCCGCGACCTTCCTCAGCAGGTTCACTTCATCCAGGGGCTGCCGGCCCTGCGCGTAAAGCGCCATTTGCACCTTGTAATCCCGGTCGACATCCACCACAAATACATCGAGCCCCAGCCGGGTCGCCGCCTCCGCCACCAGCTTCAACGCGAACCCCTTCATGAAGGGCGTCGCCATGTCGAGGTTCCTGCTCACTGGACCACCAGAATCTTGTTCGCATAGGCCTTGTAGGTTTCCGTCCTGCCCCAGCGGTTGACGTAATACTTGACGATCAGGGCCGGCGTGTATTCCCCGCACTCCATCCTCTTCGGCAGCACCACGGGGCTGTCGGCGCTTATCTCGCCGGCGGCCAGGTTGGTGTCGGAGCTCGCAAACGTCCAGGTCACGCTGTTCTTTTTGAGCTGCCAGGTGATGGTCGCTGGGTATGGCTTGTATTTTGTGAACTCATGTTTTACCCACACGATCTCGCCGGGCCGATAGGCCGGCTTGTCCGTGGACATGACATGAAAGCGGTCGTCCACCACCTTTACGGGCCAGAACGTCTCGGCAAGAAAATAAACATACCCGGCGCCGGCCAGCAGGATCATCGCAAACCAGAAATAGGTGTCCTTCCCCCAATGCCTCAAGACGCACCCCCTTCCGCGATCACCACCGACCCTACCACGACCTCGCAGCGCCCGTCGGTCTTTGAGCAGGATGCCACGTGCCTGTGTGTGTTCGTCCTGGTCCAGAGGTCTTTGTGGGCGATCGCGTTTTTATCACAGAGCTCCTGGATGTCTTCGTCGATGCGCTCGCAGCGCTGGGTGAACGCGGCCTCAGAAACCATCATGTCGATTTTTTTGTCCACCCTGGCCATCCAGGACTGGGCCAAAAACCCCAAAAGCACCAGCAGGATTGCTTGCATTCCCAAAAGCACCTGGACCGGGTCTATTTGCATTGGCCTCTCTCTTTAGATGTTTGGCAGCGTGTCGATCTCCAGCAAGCGCGGATCGTGCAACCTGACAACATGGTGCAGCTCGTGTCCCAAAGCCAGGTTATTTACGGTGAGCCGGCCGGCGACCATTCTCAGGTCGCCCCATATCTCCGGCGGATCGCTGGAGACCGTTACCCATTGCACCGGGCCCCAATCCGGATGTGCGTGGCGCCAGGCCTCGTCCCAGGCCGCTTGCTTGTCCTCGTCCCGGCCAAACAGCCGGACGCGCACGGTCAGGACCATGTCGATGACGGCATCCGTTGGCTGCGTTTTGGCCACCAGCGCCGCGTGGTACTCGTTAAACAATTCGCCCAGGCGGTTCATGGCTTATTCCCATGGTTATTGTCATGTAAGCGTATAATACTTGTCGATCTTCTTTACCGTTGCCAAAAAAGGCATCTCGCTTTGATATATCCGGGCCTGTTCTGCCAGAACACAGGAGCCCGTGAACGCCACATACCGCTCCCCGTTCATGAGGAACTGGAGGGTCAAGCAGGTGCTGCCCTTCCCGTTGCCGTTGTATTTGCTGGGCTTGATTCTCATTGCCGTGACCTGAATTTCTTTGTTTAAAATATCATCTATTTTCAACTTTGCCCCATCGAGGGGGACATGATCCTTGGCAAAATCACTGAATCGCTTTAGCTTCTGCTCGTCCGCCACTTTCAACCACCTTTCGCAATTTATCCAGGTCGAGGCGCAACTGTAAATGGTGGGTGTTAGCCCACTGCAGCCATCCAGAAACGGAGGCCAGCGTGGACCGATACTGATCGGAGGACATGCGCCCGGCGGCCAGCATTGCCGGCAGCTTGCGCAATCGCCGCTTGATTCTCGTCGCTGTGGATTTTCTCAGCAGGACATAATCCGGAAAGTGCCGATAACCCAAAAAATCGACGCCCCGGGAAACAGGAAAAAGATCACACTTGCTGAGGGTCAGCTTGAGGTTGACTCCCAGGTAATTGATAATGGTATCGGCCATTTCGCCAAGATATTTTTTGTCGTCGTGGAAAATACAAAAATCATCACAATAGCGGATATAGGCTTTTACGCGGTGCTCGTGCTTCAGGAATTGGTCCAGTTCGTTTAGGTAGAGATTGCCCAGCCACTGGCTGGTATAATTTCCTATCGGGACATTCTTCCCGCCTCCGGCGCTGTAAATGATTTCCCGGATCAACCACAGGGTGTCGCGGCACTTGATTTTCTTTTGCACGATTTCAAAAAGAATGTCGTGGTCAACGGATGGATAGAATTTGGACACGTCCATTTTTAGACAATAGCGATACTTGCGGACATATTCCATGGTCTTGCGGCTGCCGGCATGCAGGCCCTTGCCTTTTCGGCAGGCGTGTGAATCGTGAAAAAAGAGATTGCTCCAGATCGGCTCAACCACGCGCATCAGGCAATGATGAATAATGCGGTCGGGATAAAAGGGGAGCTTGAATATTTCCCGTTTTTTAGGTTCATGGATGACCATGGTCTGATAGGGCGAGGTCTTGTAGGTTTTATTTTTAAGAATCTTATAGACATACCCAACCACGGTCTCAATTTCCTTGTTGCACCACCCTACAATCTTCAGCCGCGACTTCCCCTTTTTGGCGTCCCGGACACCCGCGCGGATGTTTTCCGGGTCAATGATCTTCTCGAACAAATCTGTGTGCCGTTTCATTATTTATTTTATTGCCGGCAATTTTCGCTTGCGCTACTGGTTGCCGGCAACCTCCGTTGTGTGTTTTGCCCCTGGATGTTCCGGAGACAAGGCCAAAAGATCCAGCCAGGTGGAGTCGCCAACTTCATTCCTGTATCCGACGCGAAGCGCGCACCGATATTGGTGTTCGTATTCCAGCGATAGTTATTCGCATTCCGAGACCGAGACCCGCAATTCGTGCCATTGTTCCAATTGCCGCCCGCGATCAGCGCTTCAACATGATCCTCCAGCCTAATAACGCGACGCGTAACGCGCCGTCGTTTCATCCGCTTCCTTGCGGCGCACTGCTTCCTACAACGGCTCCGACGCGAAGCGCGCACCGAAAGCGGGGTTCGTATTCCAGCGATCGTTATCCGCAATCCGAGACCGAGACCCGCAATGCGAGCCATAGCTCCAATAGCCGCCCGCGAGCAGCTTGACGTCTCCATAGGTCCCTTGATGGTAGAGAGCCCCCTTAGCTCCGGACAAATTTTCCCACACCCATGCCGGAGCGGTGAACGTGGTGGTTATAACCGCTGTGTCCAATGTGCCATTGGCAGCCGTCGGACTCGTAAATTCCAGCCGCTCGTCCGCACCA